TGTAGCAGTAAAACGAGCAGTAAAAACTGGTATTTCTAAAAAGAAAGCAAAAGCAGTTACGCAAGCGCTAGTTAAGCCTGCATTTATTCGTGGTTTTGGCGATTCTGTATTAGTTTAAATTTTAGACAATGAAAAAGACGACTTGGATATATTTAGCAGCAGCCGCCGTTTTTTATTACTGGCTACTAAAAAAGAAAAAGACAGGGCCTGCAGCGCCTAGCGCCCAGGCAGCAGCTAGTACAGCTAGGCAAATAGTTGCCGAGGCTGTAGATCAAACAACTTTTTTACCTGACGAAACTACTTTTGCAGATGAATATGCAAAAGATAAAAGCGCTTGCAAATGACTTGCAGAAAATACATAACTGAAACAAAGATTTTTAGCGCTAGTTCTCAAACAGATACTAACGCTAACAGCGTAATTTTTGTAAACCAGGGAACTAGTAACGTAACAGTGGACGGCTTTCTACTTACGCCAAATCAATCCTGGAACATTACAGGCAACCAGGACGAAATTAACGTGAAAGTGTACACGTTTAATTTTAGTGGTGCAGGGGTAAATCAGCTGACTGTTATACTTAAAAGATACGTTTAATGTTTGTCAATTTTAATATATTAAACCAGCTAGGCAGTCCTGCGATTAACAGCAATACGTTTGCTAACCGTCCAGCGGCAGGCCAAACTGGAAGGCTGTTTGTTTCTACAGATACTTTTGAGATCTATAGAGATACCGGCACAACGTGGGATCTAATAGGCGGCCCAGGAACTAGCACTATTACTGGTACTGGTACAGCTACGCAAGTGGCGTATTTTACTAGCAGCCAGGCGATAGGATCTAGCGCCAATTTATACTGGGATAATACAAATAACAGGTTAGGAATTAATACAGCTACGCCAGGCGCAGCACTTGATATACATGGAACTGGTACTATTCAGCAAATAAATAGTACCAGCGCAACAGCAAATAGCTTGTTAGCGTTTCAGCGTAGCGGTACTGGACTCTGGCGAATAGGCGATAACTACAATGCTGGAAGTAATTATTTTGAATTATACAATACTGTTTTAGGTACTACTGGCCTGCAATTAGACGGCGCAACAAATAAGGCTGTATGGCAATCACAGCAAACGTATAGCACAGGTCTTGCTAGAGGTAACTATTTTGATTTAAATCTTTCTGTAGCAGCTAACGGCAGTTTTTCTAGTCCTAACGCAATAACGGCGCTAGGTGCTAGTTTAGATCTTACGTTAGCAGGAAACGCTACAATACCTAGCGGCGCCAGGACTGGACTAGACGCATACAATTCAGTAAGTTTTACTGGTGCTGGTACGCTGACAATGACGCAGGGCACACAAATTAGGCCCTACAGTAACATAACAGCTGGCTGGGCCTTTGCAGGATCAGCTACAGGCACAATAACGCACCTGGCAGGACTTCGGGTACTGTTTCCTGACAATAGTGGCAGCGCCGTTACAATTACAAATAATTACGGCCTATTAATTAATGATCAAACGGCTAATACTGGTAGCGTAACTTATACAAATAGGTGGGGAATATACCAAGAAGGTGCAAGCGATTTAAATTACTTTGCGGCAAATACGCTAATATGTACAACGACAAATGCTGGCTATAAATTAGACGTAAATGGAACAGCTAGAATAATAGATAATGTTATTTTAGCAACTAATGCAAATAGTAAAGTTGGAATTGGCACAACGAGTCCGCAATATCCGCTTGATGTTGTTGTACCTAATAGTGCAGCTATTGCTATTGTAACAACAAGAGAAACCGCAAATGGGCCAGCATATTTTGTTGGTAGGTGTATTGGTGGAACTTATGCAAGTCCTACCGATCAAGTTACTTTTGGTGCTATTTTTCAAAGTTATGGTTATCGTAATAGCGCATATCGCGAACACGGTTATATTACATTTAGTGGTGTAAATGCTACTACTGGTAATGGTATAAAAGGCAATTGGAGTTTATTTTTATCTAATGATAGTTCAGTAATTACACAAATTGCGCAAGCAAGTGCGCTTTCGTTTAATATTGGTGGTAATTATTTACAAACAACATATACTTTTCAAGTAACTGGTCAAAGTCTTTTTAGTGGTGGATTAGGACAATTAGCGGCTAATATAACAAATACAACAACTGCCGTAAGTGGTGTAACTGGTTATGGCTTATTAATATCAAGTGAAGCAAGTGCCAGTACAAGTTATGCTTTGCATTTAATTAATGGTAATGGTAGTGTTTCTTATGGTGGTGTATCAACTGTAACTGGACAAGTTGGTTACTGGTCAATAGGTTTTGCGGCTACTGGAACTATTGGAAATCGTTTAACGGTAAATGGTGCAATGTCTGTTGGTAGTAGTAGTTATTTAACAACTGCCGCACCTTCAAATGGTGCAATGATACAAGGAAATGTTTTAATCGGCACTACAACGGACACAGGACAAAAATTCCAGGTTAATGGTTTAAGCGCATTAAATGGTCAATTATTAGTAAATAAAACGACTTCAAGTTCAACTTGGAAAATTGAAACAAATGGTAAAACATTATCAAATGGCAATACTTGCATAACTGGTCAAAAACAAATAGCTTCTGGCGCAACTGAAACAATTTATACAATACCGGCAACAAGTGATGCAAGTGGTTTGTATCATGTTTTTGTAGGTGCACCAGCCGGAAGCCAAATTTATACTGCAAGTGGCACAGTTACAGCATCAGCATGGAATAGTGAAGCGGTTTTTACTTCAATTTACGATGGGTCTAATGTTACATTACAAGTAACAGGAATGAACATTGAAATAGTAAATAATGGTTTTGCAACTATTTCTTGGAATTATACAATACATTTCATACCAATTACGGCAGGATAAAAAAATAAAAAATGGGATATTCAATTACGCCAGTACAGATCTGGCAAAACGGACAAAGCGAAACTGGCAACTATATTGACGCCAGTATTGTTAACGACAATCTTTCTGACTATGCGCAGTTTTACTGGAATATCAGCAAAGTAACAACTAGCGAGGAAGGCGAAACAAAGCAAAGTTTAACTCAGGGAAATACTACAATCAGCGGCGAGGCTTACGTTACCTGGGGAACTGCTAGCGACGTTAATTTAGCGGCTTATGAGTATATTTGTGAGCAACTTAATTTAACCTTAATACCTTAACAAATGACAAACTTGACTGAACTAAAAGCGCAGGCTTACGATCTTCTCGCCAACATTGAATTTTTACAATTAAAATTGCGTGAAGTGAACGCACAGATCGCAGAAGAAACGAAAAAAGAAAATGGACAGCCAGGTAATAGCGATAATAGTAACTAGTATTTTTTCAGCTGGTGCAAGCTGGGCCGTACTTAATCAGCGCGTAAAAGCGCTAGAGGAAAAGCAGCGCGCCAATGATGACCACGATCAGCGCCTAACTAGGCTAGAAACAAAGCTGGATATTTTACTAGAGCATTTAATTAAAGATTAATGAAAACGCAGTTAATTAGGCTAGCTGACGTCGCCTTTATAGGGCCGTTTATGCTTTACGCTGCTATGCGTCCTAAATTAACAGACAGCGAAAAATTGATCCTAGCAGGCCTGGGAATAGCAACTATAGTGTATAACGGCATAAACTATTTAAAATATGAAACTAAAAAAACCGCGTAACTGGAAAACTACGTTTTTCGGAATAGCCAGCATTTTTAGCGGCGTCGCATTGATCCTAAAAGGACAAATGATTGAAGGCATTACAGCCATAACAACTGGACTAGGCCTGGGAGTAGCAAAGGACTTTGATAAAACAGGTCTATAATGAATGAAGGGTGCAAAAGTCTATATTATTGGTCTAGCAATTCTAGCACTTATTTTATTTGCTGGTAAAGTGTCTGCTGCAAAGATTATAGCAAAATTTGAGGGCCTACGCCTACGCGCCTATAAAGACAGTGGCGGAATTTATACTATAGGTTACGGCACAGTTATTAACCCTGAAACTGGACTACCTATAAAGCAGGGCGACGTTATTACAAAAGCAAAAGCGCTGGAGTGGTTAAAGATCACTACAGCAAATACCGAGGGACGCGTAAAAGCATTACTAAAGCGTCCAGTAACAGAAAATCAACTAGCAGCACTAACTAGCCTAGCTTACAATATAGGACTAGGCGCATTTGGCAGATCTACACTACTGCGCAAATTAAATGCAGGCGAACAGCCTAGCGACATAGCAGCTGAATTTCTACGCTGGAATAAAGTTCAAGGAAAAGAAGTGCCAGGACTAACAAATAGGCGAAAATTAGAAGCCGAGTTATTTTTGTCATAATAAGCTAAAATACAGCATTTTAGAAAATTAATTAGTACAGTGTACTAATTTTTTTTGTTTATATGAAAAAAGTT